CAATGGACTGGTCCTTTGATCCTGCCAGTAGTTAAGGCGGTTATCTATCAGGGTGTTACCATGCAGAATGACCGTGGTTTCTATAATACTGACCTATTGCGTATTACTATGAACATAGATGTAATCGAACGAGGCACTGATCTAGTGGGATCTAACTCGGTTACTATGCCGCACTTTGAGACTTTTGAGAACAATCCCGATGAGTTCCTACGTGACCGCATCGTATTTCGTGATGAGGTATTTAGCCCAACCAAGATGTACCCCCTAGGTATTGTCAAGAACAAGTACACTTTGTGGGGTATGGACTGTGTTCAGGTCAATCCTGAAGAGCTTGTCAATGATGAGCAGTTCCGCCACTACGCTAATTACAACCCATTTGATCCAACGACGGTATAAAAAATGCCTTTTAAATCCCAATCCCAGCGTAAATGGATGTATGCTAATGACCCTAAGATGGCAGAAAAATGGGAAGAGCATACGCCCAAAGGAAAGAAACTCCCTAAGAAGGTGAAGAAACATGGCAAGAAAAGTAGCACTAGTATCAAAAAAGCGTAAGAAGTCAGCACACCCAGGCTTTGAAAGCGCTCAGAATAGCATTGCAAAAAAAGAAGGTGTTTCAAAGAAGGCAGCTGGAGCAATCCTAGCCTCCTCTTCTCGTGGAGCATCACCAGCAGCAAAGAATAAAAACCCACGATTGAAGAAGGTATAAATGGCAATCTTGCACTCACTCACAGCTCTTAATAGCTCAACTGCTACAGCTCTAAACGTAGACGCTGTAAATACGGACCCAGTAACCGGGGAAAAGTATTACGCATACGGCCGTGCTAATATCGCCATTCAAAATGTAGATAGCGCAGCAACTGTATACCTTGGTAGCTCTACGGTAACCTCATCTTCTTACGGATATGCGATCCCACCTCTAGGTTCTATTTCTATCGATAATCTAGACCCAAGCAGCGTTTTATACGCTATCTCTACTGGTTCTTCTAACGTTGCAGTGTTGACGGTGGCTCAATGAGCATTAAAATAATCACTCCACCAACACCTCTTTATTACGGCAACTTTTCTAGAAGTACCAACATGTCTAGCGCCGGCACAACCTCAGATAACGTCATTAGCTGGGATACAACAAACCTAAGTAAGGGTATGTCTATAGGCTCAGACACTACTAAAATCGTGTTTGCAAATTCGGGTACTTATAACCTTAACTTTTTAGGTCAGTTTAACTTCACTGGTGGTACAAGTGACTACCACATCACAACTTGGTTCTCTAAAAACGGCGTTCAAGTTCCGGCATCTGCTTTTACCTTTACCACGGCCTCAGCGCAAGGCTCACAAGTTTTAGCAAACATTGAGTCCCCAATTACTGTTGTACCAAATGACTACATTCAATTTCACTGGTGGTCAGGTGCTGCAGGCATGTCCCTTCTTGCTACAGCTGCTGGAACTAATCCAACCCGTCCTGCCTCCCCAAGTGCAAACTTGACTATCTATAACGTAGGTTAAAAATGGCTAAAGAAAAGATTGCTGGTAAAGTACATAAGGTAACCAAGAACTCTAAGGGTGATATAGTTGTATCGCACCCTGGTGGGGGACCTACTATTGACCTTACCAAGAAGGATAAAAAGATTAATACAGTAAGCAAAGGGCTTGCTGCTAGCAAGCAGTGGCACCGAAACAATTCGAGAGGACGATAATGACAAGTTTACCAATTGAAGGGGAGACCGTCTCAGAAGACAACTCTGCCCACTTTGAACTAGATATCAATACCGAAATTGAAAACCAGCCCCTAGAGGCTGCCGCTTCAGATACTGAAGCACCAGAAGAACCGACAGAAGATAAGGAGTAAAATATGTGCAAGTCATGCGGATGCGGATGCTCAAAGCCTAACTGCAAGGGCGCCTGCAAGAAAAAGGGCAAGCCTACAACCAAGAAGGGCAAGTAAATGGCCCATAAAGACAGCAAGTTTGAGAAGGGTATGACCCCAGCTCAGAAGAAAAAGTTTGAGGCTCAGGATGAAAAGAATGATGCCAAGTTAGCCAAGAAGGTCAAGAAGACCTCTAAGAAAAAGGCAGACAAAAAGAAGTAACGACTTAGGCCCCGAGAGGGGCCTTTTTCGTTTATCCTTATCTTGACGCCGGAGCAATCCGGAACCCTGCAGCTCTACCCTTGCGCCTTCATTTGGAGGATTTATGATCTTTTTAGCACAACGGCTTCTCCGTGCGGAGACTGATGCCGATAAAGAAGAGTTTGTTCGAGGTGTGGCCGGTCTCAAAGACAACGGTCAGCGTAAGACTGCAGTCATGTTTGTCGCAGGCTACTTACTCTCGAGAGCTCTTCATAAGAATGACTAAAAGAGTATCAGTAAAGGGTTTTCGCTCAATTATTCTGTCCGAGATGGCGAAGAAGCACACCCGAGCTTTTCGTAAAGAAGCCATTGTAAAATACGGATGGCCAACCAACGTTGTCAACGACATTTCCCTAAAGCCTATTGATAAGGAACCACCAGGGAAGGTCGGATTTTACTATGCCAAAAAGCATAAGGAAAAAATCTTTACCCTTGAGCATGGTGATATAGACCTACAGCCTACCCCTGCTATGCGTAACTACCTAGCTAATAATGGGGAGGACCGCTAATGCCTTTTATCAATAATGAGGATGGGGCCCTAAAGAATTTGCTTCAGGGAATTACCGTATCTGATGCTGGAAACCCTGCTCGCCCCGTAGGAGTATTCTATGGCCAGCCAGATAAGGAAATTCGTCAGCAGGCTTTTCCCTACATCACCATAGACCTTATCTCTGTTACAGAAGCCAGTGAGCGTGTACAGTCCGGTTGGGTTAAGCTCGGATATACCCCAGAAGGGGCAGATCCAACGGCAAACTATGAGACAATGTACCCTATGGCTATAAATCTGGATTACCAGATTACAACCTATGCACGTCAACCCCGCCACGATAGGCAGCTACTTGCTGAGCTATTTAAAATGGGAAGACTGCCAGTTAGATTTGGACAACTCTACGTCCCAGAAGACGGAACCTTTCGTCGTTTGGATACCCTAGGGTTTTCTAAAAGAGACACAACTGAATCGGACAAGCGCCTATTCATGAATGTCTTTACAGTACGCGTAAGCTCTGAGGTACTCAGAGAGCTTGTAAACCCACAGCAAGTTTTGGAAACGCCAAATCTTGCTTTGTATAATATGGTCACCGACACTGAAATTGTACTAGAAGACTAAAACCAGGACCCCCTAGAGATAACAAACAAAAGATTAAGGAGAAAACCGAATGGCTACATACAGTAGACCAGGCGTCTTTATCGAAGAAGTAGAACTTCCACAGACGATTGAAGTTGCCGATAGTGGACAAGCTATTGGTGCATTTGTTGGTGCTTTACCTAAAGGTCCTACAAGCGTACCCGTACTAGTCGATACTTGGGCAAAATTCACACAGATTTTTGGAAGCCTTAACGATGCATATCCAACCACTTGGGCTGCATATAACTTCTTTGCCAATGGCGGACGTCAGCTTTACGTAAAGCGTGTTACTGGATCAGGTGCTGCTTCAGCGCAGACTATGATCACAGACAGCTCTACCAATCAACTAAACACCATCTTGCTCCAGGCAGCAAATCCTGGTTCATGGGGTAACGCACTTGCAGTTCAGATCCGACCAACTACAGATCCTACTCGTTTTTCATTGGCTGTATTTGGTGCTCCTACAATTGCAGGTAACCTTACCTCTAACCTTTTGGAGCAGATCCCAGATCTATCTATGAGCAGTACTGATCCACGTTACTTTGTAACAACGATCAATACCTCATCTTCATACATCATTGCCTATGACCAGCACTCAGCTTCAGTTGCTCCAAATAACATGCCTGTTCTTGGTACAACTTTGTATGCTCTTGGTTCTACAACTGCAGGTACAGATGGAGATACACCAACTCGTTCGAACTATGCTGTAGCATTAGCCGCACTGGATCCAATTAATAACCCATTGGTTATTAATAACACAGACGCTCCTTATATCTATACGACCTCAGGTTCTGGCACGGATCGTTCAAATGCTTTGAACATTATGTCAGATGTAGTTGCTTATTGCGAGGGTCGTGGAGATGGCTTTGCTGTTCTAGAGACTCCTGCAGGACTTTCAGCAGCTGATGCTGAGCAGTTTGCTGTGGATCTTGCTGCAGCCTATGCTGGATCATCTAATGGTACTCGTGCAGCTATTTACTACCCATGGTTAGTAATTCCAGATGTTAAGCGTTCTGTTCCAGGCGTAACACGTCTTCAGGCTCCAGGAGCTTCAGTAGTTGGACAGTACCTAGCTACAGATGCTTCACGTGGTGTCTTTAAGACTCCAGCAGGACTTGGAAACAAGATCGCTCTTGCAGTTGCTACAGAGCATCAGTTCTCAAATGCTGAGCTTGATACTCTTAACACAGCTACCCGTCCTATCAACGCTATTCGCCAGGTTCCTGGTGCAGGCATTGTTATCATGGGTGGACGCACAATGGATACAGATGTTAGCAATCGCTACATCAATATCCGTCGTTCTTTGACCTACATTGAAAAAGAATGTAAAGATCTGACACAGTTTGCTGTCTTTGAAAACAATGACACCTACCTGTGGACAAAGATTAATGTTGCAATCACTAACTTCCTAGCTGCTTACTGGCAGAATGGCGGATTGCGTGGAGCTACAGCAGCTCAGGCTTTCTATGTTAAGTGCGATTCAACTACAACTTCGGCTACAGATATTTCTAACGGTCTCGTTAATATTGAAGTAGGCGTGGCTCTACAGTACCCAGCAGAGTTTGTTGTCATTAAGATCGGACAACTCACAGGAAGCGCTACGGCGTAAGGAGATAAATAATAATGGCACTATCAATCGATAATATCGTCAAGGATCGTTTGGCGTCGGATCCAATCCGTACGTTTAAGTTCCTTGTAACGTTCACCCCAAACGGTGACTCAGGTTCTACCTGGGGTAACAACTTCGGTAAGATGGGATTCGTCTCGGTGTCTGGACTTTCAGTCTCCACAGAGCCAATCGCTTACCGTGAGGGTGGATACAACACTAACGTCCACCAGATTCCTGGTCAGTCTTCTTTCACCCCTATCACCTTGTCTAAGGGCGTTATGCTCGGACAAAATGATAACTGGTTGTGGATGAAGCGCCTGTTCTCAGTGCTCAACCCTACCAACGCTGTTGGTGGAGGAGTCGGAACAGACTTTCGCTGCACATTGGACATCGCAGTTCTTAGCCATCCAAACCCACAAGGTTATGCAGCTCTAGGTAATACCGCACCAGCTACAGATGATGCTTCACAGCACACATCAATGCGCTTCCGTGTGTATAACGCCTGGATTGCTAACATTGGGTACAGCAACTTGGACGCTGGTCAGAATACCCTCATGGTTGAGGAAATGACTATCGTACATGAAGGCTTTGATGTACAGTTCGCCTCTGATTACAAGAATACGGCACCAAGTTTCACTATCTAATAACGACTAAAGGGTAAATAATATGGAAAACGAAAAGACAATCAATGCTGCTTCAAACCCAGCATTGGCGAATCAATTAGTAGAAGAAGCTCTTACTGAGAAGGCGGCGCCTCGTGACATATCTGTCGCAACGCCGCCTGATACAGTCGTAGAGTTAGCCGGTGGTTTGTTTGATCCTTTTGAAGGTGTCATTAGAACAGCGGAAGTAAGAGAGCTTACTGGGGCAGACGAAGAAGTCATTGCCCGTATTGGAGACAATGGTAAAGCTCTTCTAGCTATCTTAGAGCGAGCAGTTGTTAAGATTGGCGATAAAAAAGCTGACAAGGATATGCTGGATATGATGCTTGCGGGAGATCGCGAGCTATTGCTTTTAGCTATTCGTAGATTCACCTTCGGAGAAGAAACAAAGATTGGGCCAGGAAACTGCCCACATTGCTCAGTTGAACAAACCTTTGATATCAACCTAAAGGATGATATAAAGGTAAAGACTTTAGATGAAGAAGACCGTGACTTTACTGTAGATTGCAAAGTTGGAAAAGTGAGCGTTAGACTGCCTAACGGACACGTACAAAAAGCAATTGTTGCAGCTACTGGAAAGAATGCGGCTGAATTAGATACTATCCTTCTTAAGGGTTGTATCCAGGCAATAAACGGCAACCCCGCAGTTACTACGGAACATGTTAAGAACCTTAGTATCAAGGATCGTCGTGAAATTATTAAGCAGATAACAGACCGCAACCCAGGACCACAACTCGCTGAAGTATCAAAACCTTGTCAATCCTGCGGCCAGGAGGTACCGCTTCCGCTAACTCTAGCGGAGTTGTTTCAGGGGTGAAATTGATTATGAAGTTCTAGTAGAAGTATGGAACTTTTTAACTCAAGCATACCCAGGATGGACATTGAACGAAATACGCTCTTTAAACTTTAGAGAGCGAGTTACATGGATGTTAAAAGTAAAAAATAGGTGAGGCGGTGAATAATGGCTCAAGACGAAGATAAGATTGAACAAAACCTCTATGAGGGCGCTCAAGCGTTTCTAGACGAGTTTAAAGAGATTGAAACAATACTTGAAAAAGCAGACAAGTATAGCGCATCTATCCGTAAAAATCTTAGCGGCAATGCTACTGGAAGTAGCAACCTTGGTCTTGGTACTGTAGCCAAAAATGCCTGGAACTCATTCACCCCTACTCAAAGATTAATGGGCGGTGCCGCTATAGGCGGCACAGCTATTGCCGGTTCATTTATGAGCATGGCCCCAAATACAATGGCTGCTGTTACGCAGCGTATGGCTGCTGATGCTGTATCTGGATTTAGCACTCAAGGTCCTGGAATGGGTAACTCTCAGGCCGTTATGCGTAGTGCTAATTCTGCTGTACAAGGCGGAGCAACAAGTGCTATGGGACCAACCATGGCTACTATGGCAGCCTTCTATAGCGGCGGTTACACAGCCGGCAGTGCAAGCTCTAAAAATATTATGGCTAGCGTCGGTGGATTAAGCGCCATGACTGGTCAATCAAATGAACAGGTTGCAGCCACTCTTGGTGGCATGAATGGAATGAATTTCCTTCGTTACGGTATTTCTATACGTGATGGCCAAGGAAATCTAAAACCAATGAATACTATTGTTAATGATGTATTCAGAGTTTTGTTTGGTGGAAGAACCCCTACTCAGGATCAAGCAGCGACTATTCTAAATCCTAACTCCCCACTTGGTGCAGGCCTAATGGCTATTGTAGGTGGAGATCAAAATCTTTTCCAGACCATTGCTATGGCTGTTCTTACCCGTGCTAAAAAGGGAAGTGCCCTAACTGCTGGGGATATGAAGAATGCTCAGCAGGCTCTTGATATTATGGGTGTACCAAAAGACAGCCCAATTCGCGCTAACTTTAAAAATAACAGCGCACAAAATAAATTACTTGGTGCAACTCAACAAGGGTTAGTATCTGGTTACAATGGGGCTCTTGATACAAATGCAGCTATAACTAATGGCTTGGCTGGTATGGCTACCCAATTACAGGGAGCAACTAATGCCCTTATGGCGTTTAAAGGATTTTTAGAAACCTTCCCTAATACAGGAAGTGTTGGTGGCGGTCTATCCGGCATGGCTGGTGGGTTAATGGGTATTGGTGGTCAGTTTGCTCAATATTCATTAATGAACCGTATGTATGGTTTAGGTGGAAGTGCGGGCGCAGCTACAGGCGCAGTAGATTCAGTTACCGGCCTTACTGAAGCAGAGATGAGTGCAGCATTATTGGGTAAAAGCTCAGGAAGTAGTGGAATGCTGGGAGGCCTAAGCGGACTTGCACGTAGATTTATGCGTGGAGGGTTATATTCCGTAGGAGGACAAATTGCTGGAAGCTTAATTGGTGGTAACTCAGCACATGGCAGTACTAGATCTAGACTTGGTAGGGCTGCTAAATATGCTGGAACTGGTGCAGCAATAGGAGCTTTAATTCCAGGACTTGATGCTACAGGCATACCAGAATTAATTGGGGGTCTGCTTGGCAGTGCCTATGGGGCGTTTACTGGTGGACCTAATACATCAAATAGTACTTCGTCTAGCGGTACAAGTGGCGCTACATTCCCAGGGTTGCAATCCCCAGCCCCTACTGGCACACCTATTACACAAGGCTACCACGGTAAAACAAATAAGACTGCTGCCCACTTAGGTATTGACTATGGAGTAAAGCACGGCACACCTATTCGTGCTGCAGGCCCAGGTACTGTTACAGAAACAGGTAACGGTGGTGGTTATGGTAACTACATCATTATTAGCCATGGTGGTAAGTCAACTCTCTATGCCCACTTAAGTAAGATTATGGTAAAGAAAGGCGATGTTGTAGACCATACAACTGTCATTGCTTTATCTGGTGGTACCCCAGGAACACCGGGTGCTGGAAAATCTACGGGACCACACCTTCACCATGAGCTTAGAGATAACGGCGGTATCGGAGCAGGTGGACGTATAAATCCCCAGAACTGGTTTGGTAAAGCCACATCTTGGCTCAGTGGCATATTTACTAAGAGTGTAAAAACTGTAGAAAATTTCCTTGGGTTTGGAAATCAAAGCAAATCTTCTAAGGCCCAAGCTAACTTCTTAAGTGGCACCCAGTCAGCTATAACATTATCAGAACTAAGTTCTGCCGACGTTAATAGCCTACTTGGTAAAGAACTCTATAGAGGCCAACCCTTAACTTACTCTAATTTAACTAAGTATGTCCCTAAAGCTGCAGCACAGGCTGCTCAGAATTTACCTGCGGCTATGAGCCAGATCCCTAAGGGTAAGGGCATAGCTGGTGGAAGTCCAGACGGTCTTATGCGCATTCTTTACAATGCCGGCTTTAGAGGGGCTGCACTGGAGACTGCATTTGCCGTTGCTCTTACTGAATCAAATGGAAACCCTAGAGACCATAACTATGATCCTAAAACAGGAGACAACTCCTATGGTATTTTTCAAATTAATATGCTTGGAAACATGGGACCAGATAGAAGGAAGAGTTACCACCTATCTAGCAACGACGCACTTTATAACCCCGTTACAAATGCGCTAATTGCTAAAGACATATCTCATAATGGAAAGATTTGGAATAAGGCGTGGCCCCATAGCTATGGAAGCTCGCGTTATTTTTCATTCCTTAAAGAAGCTCAGACTGTTGGTCAAGAGACAGGCTTAGGCACCGGAGGTCCAGATAGTACTTGGGGAGCTACCTCAGTCCACTCTACCCCTGCTTTGTCTTCTACACGCGGAGGCAATGCTACACTAAACACTAGTTCCAATATTAATATGAATGTGACAATGCAGGTTCATATTGCTCGAGCATCCATTCAGGAAACTGAACAGATGTTCCAGCAGTTTAAATCAAGAATTGAAACCTCATTGGTACCGAAAGGAATTAGCGTTTACTAATGGCTACTAGAAATGTATACCAGCAAAAGCTATTCCAGGTTATTAATGGAAGCTATGTCCCCATTGAAGTACCGGACATTAAAGTAAGCTTTACTGACCTTGTTCCAGGAGGTACTGCTACTGCAGGTGCTACCACCTACGGTGGGGATACTCTAGAGTGGCAAATTATTCCTGGTACTTACAATGATGTAACAAATCAATTTACACCAGCTACAGATATGTCTAAATACGCTGTACACGTAAGCGCTGGTTCCCAGGGCCATGGATATTTTGCTGAAGTACAAACTAACTCTAATAGCTTTACTGCTAAAGTAGTAAACAGTCTTTTATCCGCTAACGGCATAAAGTGGCCTATAGTAATTTACCCATATTTTGATGTGATATTAAAATCTGATCCCAATACCTTTTTAGGTGTATACGATTGGCCTATTACTCAAACAGATGGCACTGTGGGATATATTCGTTATCAGTCGGTATCTATTACGCAAGCAGTTACCCAGCCGCCTATTCCAAAAGAAATACTTCCATTATTAAATGGAAACTATAGTAATATCCACTGGGACTATGCTAATAAACAGTTTGTTTTTATTACCTCTACAACTAACTCAAAGCAAACCTGTTACTTTGTAAATACCTATAACCCTGTAACTAAGAAAACGGTTGGACCAAGTTCTCTAGGTTGTGACCCAGTAAATAAGCCGGGCAATGCTAAGAAGGCAGCACAAAGCCTGCTTGTTGATGCTATTGATAGTATTCATAATGGGCCTAAATCTCAGTTGCCAGCTAAGGTTGCAAACTATCAAGCACCATCTGGGACATTACCGCCATCACCTAACAATCCTGATAGTTCTGCTATGGGTCCTCGTTGGAATCCACCACCACACATCACTACACGTTCTTTTGAAAAGTTTTTTGCCGATAATAAAACTTTAGGTTTAGTAACTTCTGACTCCTATATTACAACTCCAAGTGTTGTAAATGAATCCGACGCGGCGGCATTAAAAACATTTTTTGCAGCTAATGGTCCTGGTGGACTTGGCAGTGTAGGAACCATATATCAAGATAAAACTATGGCTGCCTCATTGAACCAAGCTGGAAATCCAGCTGATGGTAGTAATATCTGGGGATTTAGATTCATGTACAACCCCACTACTATTCAATATAACTTAAATACCAGTAATAGTATCGACTGGACATATGGAGCTTCTAGCCCCTCTGGTATTCTTCCTGGAAATACCATGTTTAGTTTCACTGTCTATTTAAATAGAATCTCTGATTTATCACAGATATACAGAAATCTCAATGCTGGTATGGATACTAATATTGGAAGTAAAGGTTGGATTCCTAGCCTTACTCCTATGGAAGTAGACGGGCTACGTTATCGTGGTACCGAATACGATATAGAATTTCTATACCGCGTTACTGGTGGGGATCCAATACTTGGTAATCAAATGCTGGGTAACCCGGGCACAGCAAGGTATAGTGCGGATTATGGCGTGCTTAAAGCTATCCCTATTTGGGTAAAGCTAAACGATAACCTGAGAATCTATGGAACTATTAGTAGTTTGAATGTGAACCACGTAATGTTTGATAAGAATATGGTTCCTATTTTAACTACAGTGGATATACAGATAGCACGCATCCCAGTTATATTCAACGACGGTCTTTCATCTACTTCTTCATTGGCTAAGTACATAGCCTCTGGAAACGTAACAGCAGCGACAGGAGCTACATGATGGCTGGTTCAAGTATTGAACGTGTATCCCGGTATATTGACGGCACCCTTAATTCTCATCTCTATGAGCATACTGGTACCTATGTAACAACTGTGTATAGAAACTGGACAATTAAAACTGTTCGTTTCTACGAGTACACCTGGGTTTATGGGGATACCCTGGCGGTACTTGCAGATAAGTGCTGCGGTGGTCCTAAGTTTTGGTGGGAGATTATGGACATTAATCCAGAAATCACCGACCCATTTTCTATAGAACCAGGCACCGTTATTCGTGTTCCAGTGGTGGAGGCAAGCTGATGGCCAATAGCATACTTCAGCAGTATGTTTGGCAGTCGGCAAATATCAATGCCAAGTTTACTGTGGAATTTCCAAAGTCACCTAATCTAGAACTCATTGCTATTAGCGCTGACCTTGTACAGGGCATGGAGCAACATGACCTGCTTAACATATACTTTAAAGGTAAGCCAGCTAAATTAGAAACCTCTATACTTAGTGGGGACCCAGTTACCTTTACCTATACTAACAATAAGGTTACATCTACCTTTAAAGGATACGTTCACCACATATCTCAGAACAACAATATCCATGGTGCAGCTTCTACAACCGTTACCTGCATCTCTGCCTCTCATGTTCTTAAAGACACCGCACAAAAAATCTATAAGAACGTAACAGCTGACCAAGTTATTTCTCAAGCCTGCTCAGTTCATAGTTTAGCTGCCGTTACGCAACGTCATCCAAGAGTTAGAAATGCTATTGTGCAAGCAGGACAAACTTATTGGCAGCTATTTCGTTCTCTAGCTAGGGAGATTGGTTTTACACTTAGAGCTGAAAACACTACTATTATTTTTGTTTCTCGAGATAAATACTTTAATGATAAGAAGTCTAATGCCCCGTACTTTAACTATATTGATAGTACAGTCAATGGAGTTCTCAGTACTCCAGAGCGAGCCCTCGGTTCTATTATAGACTTTGTCCCTATAGTATCTGATGAATCTCCTGAGACAGGAATTAAAACAGACCGTGTCGTCTCTGGTCAGAATAGAGTTACCAAGGCGTCTATTAAGACTACTACGCCCCATAGCATACCTAAGTCTAACCAGGGTGCGGTTGTGCCTAACGAGGATTACTTCCTATCATGACCACTGCATTTACTAACTCATCCGCTAATACTAAGTTTAAGCGGCACTATCCACACGAGGTAATTCGTAGTGAAGCTGATGCTAAACAAAAGGCAATCGATTTAAATAATGCCTACAGGTATCAGTATAAAGCTAAGGTCACAGTCGTTGGGGACAACACAATTCGTCCCTATGACCCAATCTATCTTGATGGGCTTCCAAATGGAATGTCTGGTTACTGGACAGTGCTATCTGTTACCCACTCATTTGGACAAGCCCCAGGATACTATGTTCTTCATTTAGTTGTGGGTACTGATACACCCGGGGATATCAATCCCTCTGCCGGTACTGCTAGCGCTACTAGGGATATACAGAATGAGCTTGCTGGTAAATCCATAGCCTTGACCGATTGCGTATTGGTAGATTACTCTGTTTCCCCCAACAACAGTAAAGTTCCTAATGCCCCAATACCTGGTGCCAACCCAAATGTTAACCCACCTGTTTCTATGCCACCAGCTTCATTAACCAATTCAATCCTTGACCCTTACGCTGCCTACCCACCTAGTGAAACCAACCCTAGACGTACGGTAAAATGGGTATCTACTAATTCAGGGAGGACGATATGAGTTCATATGATCCCTATGATTACAGTATGGACTATTTGGGACGCCCAAGATTTTATGGGATATATCCAGCAACGGTTATATCAAATGCGGACCCTCTAAATAAGAACAGAATTCAAGTTCAAGTAGAGCAGCATACTGGTACTGAAATTGGGCCTTGGGCCGATGCCTGCATACCGGTACCAAATACTTCTTTACAGTATGCAAGTGTGTTAACAACTGCCTCAACGTCCGTCTCTACACCCGACGAAAACGGTTCACTAAGTGTTACAATTCCTGCATTAACAGTTACACCAAAGCCTGGTGTATCTCTTATTAACTACCCAGCCGTAGGATCCAAGGTCTGGGTTATGTTCATTGCCGGGGATCCTGAGTTTCCAGTATGGATTGGAGTACAGTCATGACTACCACAGCCATTAGCTACCCCTTTACCATAGACGCTATTGGAGTTGTTGAGTCTACAACTTTAGTACCTAAGATATACCTAGATCGTCTTGTCACTCTTTTGTCTACGACCGTAGGCTCTAGGCCTATGCAACCATCCTATGGTACAGATATAAATAAGTATCTTTTTGAAAACCAAGGAATGAATATTCCTGGGGAGGCAGGTACTTTAAGCCAGAGTATAGAGCAAGCTATAAGGGCTGCTATTACTACTTGGCTTCCAGACGTAGTAGTAGATAAAGTTACCGTTGGATCCCCACAACAAGATGGAGAATCACCAGTAACCATTCAGGTTATTGTTCCTGGAAATTATGCTGCAACCCTATCAACAACAACATCAACCTTTACACCTAACGGAACAGTGACGAGGCTATCATGAGTGAAATCGCAATCGACTATACAGCTAGAGACTACAACGCTCTTAAAGCTGACATCATTAACCTGATTAGTACTAATACTGGTACTAACTGGACCCCATCAGATAACTCTGATCTGGGTAACGTATTGGTTGAAGCCTTTGCCTATATGGGCGACATCATGTCGTATTACCTTGACCGTGTGGCAAATGAAACAACGGTTGCTACGGCTGTCAAGACCGATACCCTTTTGGGATTTGCAAGCCTATACGGATATAAAGTTGCGGGTCCTACTCCAGCTACAGTTACCCTGACCTTTACAAATAATAGCTCTGGAACCTATGATCTGCCTATTGGTACCCAAGTATTGGCCCCCTTAACTTATGGTCCATACTCCCAGACTTATTTTGAAACTACTGTTGGTGCCACACAGATTATTCCAGGGCAGACTATTAACTTAACTGCCGTGGAAGGTAAGACAGTTAATACGGATCGTGAAGACTTTATCGATCCCGTATATCACAAGCCTCTTCCAGCTAACGTTGGAACCTCTGATGGTTCAGCAAACCAGACCTTTGTTATCTATGATATTAATATTATTACCAGTTCTGTAATTGTTTATGTAGGACAGGGTGTGGCATTTGCTCCTTGGACGTATGTAGATACCTTGGTAGAGTACGGCCCTTCAGATCTTGTATTTACTACTCAGCAAAATACTGACGGTACATTGACAGTTATCTTTGGTGATGGAATTAACGGAGCTATTCCAACTACGACACAGCTTATTAGTTCTATTTATAAGGTCAGCGTAGGTAGCTACGGAAACGTTAAGTCAGGCGTTATAAATGAAATTAGTTTTATCCCTGGAAATATTGACACAGCTGTTCCCACTTATTTTACCGTATCTAATAGCAATGCAGCAATAGGCGGAGCAGATGGAGATACGACTGACGCACTTAGAGATAAGATTCGTGGTGCTGTTATTGCTAGACGTCGTGCAGTTACTAAGTATGACTATACTTACCTAGCTACTCAAGTACCACTAGTTGGAAAAGCTAACACAGATGCCAGTGTATATAGCTCTGTAAACCTTTACATACAGTCTGCAAACGATGGCACTTCTACTCCAGGAATTAGCGGGGGATTACCTACTGCCAACTGGTCAGATCTTCAAACAGCTGTGTCGGCTTATATGGCAGACAAAACACCGGTAGGAACTACCCTGACTGTTCTTCCACCAACTTATGTCCCACTACACCTAACAGTCAATGTAAGTATTCAAGCAGCTCAAAAGCAAAGTACAATGAAACTAGCTATTAACAAAGCCTTGGTTGGCGTCAATGGGTACTTTGACTATCCGTCAGCTACCTTTGGCCGCTCTATGCCTTTGTCTGCAGTATACGCTGCTATCCAAAGTGCAAATAATAATCAAGGCGTTGTATCCTCTACAATTACGCAGTTTAATATTGATGGGTCAGCATCAGCTAATACTGTAGTGTTAAGTCCAAGTCAGATTGCTTATTTGCCACAAGCTAATTTGACAATCAATATAACCGGCGGAATTCCGCTCTAAGATAGGTAGGTAATAATGACAACATACGCATCGTATCCAACGAGCCCCGCAACCTTTACACCAAAGGTAGACGTTCAAGATACTATCTTTGCTGACAACATTAACCAGCTTCAAGATGAAGTATATGCTATTGAGACGACTTTGGGAAATACGCCCAATGTCTCTACCTATACGGGCAGCTTTGCTCTGACCACAAACTGGTCAAGCGTGTCTGCACGTATCTCCAACATTGAGCGTGGCTTAGTTAATGGTGTTACAGGTGTTGCTAGCCCATACTTTTCTAAAGCTGGAGACTCAATTACTGCTCCTGCGGGAACTGTTGGCCTGACACTTAATGCCATAACTGGAAGTACTACGGACCTCATTCGTACCTATGATTACCAGAACAACCTAGGATTTAACGTAGACTACACGGGTAAACCTAAGGTGGGAACCTACAGCGTCATCTATGTTAATAGTACGGACTATAATAATCTTATAACACAAATCACTGCTGCAGCTACTGCTGCCGCAAATGCTGCTGCAGCCGCAGCGGCTAACCCATTCAGCCCATTCTTACTAGCAGGAATCTAATAAACTAAACCATGTCAAAGTATGCAGTTGGTATATACGGACTTTCTAAGTACGGCGAGCAGGAAGTCAGCCGCACGTACTATAGTACAACGCTGTCCGCATACGTATCTGGCTACAATTCTGTGTTTCTTTCCTGGGGTTCTATCAGTCCTGACCCAGCTGACGTAGCTCTTGGATTTAATCTAACTGACTGGGCATTGGTAAAAAGCTATGCCGGTGCTCCAGATACTCCCTATAACGGATCAATAATTGCCGGTGATGTATTCAATTCTTTTAGAAATACCTACTCTGATACAAGTGTAGCCACAGATAATATTCAAACTAACTATTCTCTTTGGGTATTTAATAGCGCTCAATGGATCTTTTGCGGCGATGTTAATATCGTTGTGCCTCAAGCCACAAATACATTTGATCTAATATCTAAATGGATACCTAGGGCCTGGTTGGATAACTCTTATAATATTGGTGAAAGCTTGGGAGAGGCCGATCCTCTTAATAATCTTTCTGAGGTTCTTTTAGCTTACGCCGTAACCTACGATCAGCTACGTGCTGAGGCAAACATACTTGAAAAGACCTCATCTCAGAGTGCAATTCATAGCGGTCTCCTTCCAGCTCAGATGGATACTCTTGGTTTTAACTACGAAGCTGCTTTGGGAGATGGCTATCATCGGTCCTTATATAGGGCCGGTAACATAATTAATGGATTAAAGGGAACCACCCCTGCAGTAAACGCCTATGTTACTTCTCTTACTCACCTAGATAATAAGGTCGTAATAGGCCACAACCGTATGCTTGACTATAACGACTCTTCATTTGAAGAATCTGTAGGACGTTGGGTTACAAGTGCTGGTACCTTTACCCAACACCTGTACGTAAATAGCCTTACCGATCTTAGCAGTACGGTTACAAGCCCATCTCTTCCTCTTTATGATTTTAGTTATCCTCCACGTATGCAGGGATTTGCTGCGCTAGCTTTGCCTGCCTCTACTAACTCAGCTGTACTATCGCTTCCGGGAAGCAGTACTAGCGTAATTAACTATGGAATTCCCGTTCAACCAAATACTCGCTATCTATTTTCTGGTTGGTTTAAACATTTAGATAATCCAGCAACGGTGGCAGCTGCCATCTCCTGGTATGATTTTAACTCAAACTTACTAAGTACAACAGCACTGCCTACTGCAAAAACTTCTACAACAACTTGGACGGAGTTTACTTCTAAATCAGACTCCGGTCGTAACGGTCAGTTGTCTCCTCTTAAAGCTCAGTACGCAACTATATCTATAACCGTAACCCCCACAACAACATCCGCCACCACCTGCCTGTTTGATTTATTCCAGATGGCTGAGGCAGTAGATAGCCTAGAGTATGAAGATGCTCGTAAGGTTATTGTTTATTTGCGTGGTGAAAAAGAGAACTGGATTACTAACCCAGACTTTGAACAAGGAGTCGGTGGTTGGACTGCTTCGCTTAATTGTTCATTTGCTCAAGACCCAACTGTTTATAACACCGCTATCTTCTACGGAAGTTGTCTTGGAGAACTTACAGTTCAAAGTCCGGGAACATCTTTTATTACTTCTGATTGGTTTGAAGTAGAGCCAGGACAGAACTATACATTTAGCGCTTATGTAACTAGTGAATACCCAAATGCAGGAAGAGCTATTGCGCGTATTGAGTTTTCTAATCGTGAGTCAGTTGATAAGCAAACCGCTATTCTTACTGATGCTGACGGGCAATACTATGACAATACTGTTTACTATGTAGACGGCACAGCGGTAACAATGGTTGCTAACTCTGTGGACGATGGAACTGGACACCCTATCGTAGATACGCTAGTACCTCAATACTCTGCTGGTACAGGACCCGATACATATAATGGATACCCTATCCAGTATGTTCCTGTTCAAAGTCGAGTTACTGTATCTGCTATTGCCCCACAATACACTCGTGACTCAGGTATGCCACTGGCTAAGCTGACTATCTACTATCCAGATATGATTCCTGGACAAACTACATGGGTAGATGGGGTTCTGTTTGAGAACTCCGCTAACCTTGACCCATTCTTTGATGGCTCAGGTGCTCCTGTTCCATCCAACCCATTAGCCAGTCGTTTTTATTCTTTAAACGATTGCACATGGGAATATAAGAACCTATCTAACTATGTTCAGAATCCATCTTTTGAATTAGTATCAAGTGGTACTACCCCAAGTAGTTGGGTAGCTGCCTCCGGCACAACGTTGGTACGAGACCCAGGTCCTGGAGTTTCTGCATCTAGAGCTGTAGAACCTAATGGCACATATGCTAATGCGGTTATTGCTCCGGTATTCTACAACGCCCTATATGGAACATATCTTGGAAAAGTTGAATATGACCCAGCCGTAGGTGGCAGTATCTCTACCGTAGTAACTCTTCCACAGCCAGCAGTGGGTGGAGAAGACGTAGTTGTATCTGCCTCTGTCCGTGCTGCTGAGGGCACATACACTATTAAAGCTGATAATGGTAGCGGCAACTCTGCGTCTACCGACATGGAAGTTTATCAGCACGACCAGTACCAGTGGATTCGCACCCACACTGTTTATCAACTTGTGGCTGGTCAGACAAGCTTTACCCTAAGTATTGGCATAGTTCCACCAGCACCGTTCTTACCAGGTGGAGGCCCAGGCTATACAATTGCCCCAACTTCTTTCTTCCACATTGATGGTGTTCAAGCTGAGTACGGTAGAGTACCAAACGCTTTTGTAAACCCATCGTCCAATACCACTGGCACTATTGTTAACCCAACAGACGGCACATCACTTATCTACACTACTCAAGCTCAGAGCACCAATGGTGGAAAGAGCAGCTACATCTCTAACCTCACCATCAAGACACAACGTCTTCGCGACTCATTAAGTTTAGTGATGCCAATAGGAAGTACATGGGCTGTAAGAGTTGGTTACCCTACCGATAACTATCCAGACCTTACTGAGTCTTTGATTCCTTCAGCCTCCTTTGAAAAGGATTTGGGACAATGGGTTGGCGTTAACTCTTCTTTGAAGCGCGTAGTATCTAACGGTTCCCTATACGGACAATACGTAACCCATGGAGCCGCATACTGTTTGGTAAGCCGCACTGGTTCTACAGGCAGCTTTGGTATCAAGACCAGCTATGTAGCTAATGTTCTTTCAGGTCGTGGCTATTATGCGTCGGCAGCTATTCGTCCACTCAACTCTGTGTCTGAGGGTTCTTACACAATGCGTGTAGACTTCTATGATGCCAACCAGGTTTTGATTCCTGTCTACCATTGGTCTAACGGAATCATCAGCACTTCGCTTCCATCTTCGTCAGGGGTTACCTACACAGACGTGACAACCACGTACAGAACTGTAACCGTAACCAACACCCACACAGACCGCTGGGGATATATTGCTAACATCTTCCCCGCGACCTCTACAGTGGGGGCTGCATATGCTATACTATCTGTTACGTTTAACCCAGCAACTCCAGACGCTACACAAGCGTTTGAGATTGATAGGGTTGTATTTAGACAATAGGAGGCAATAATGTCTAATGTGTTCATAGCTTCATTAGCATCGGCATGTATTCTTGTAGCCGTAGAAACCTTCTTAATTTCATTAGGCAAATTTAGGGGCCTGCTGGCTCTAGGAGCCTCTTTTATTTCTTTGGTAGTCTTGGGTACCCACCTTCGTTTTTTGCCCATCTACGGGCTTGCTGTGACCTTTTTAGGGCTAGTATTGTCGATGGGTGTAGAAGAACTATTTAATCAACCATCTGCACGAGAGTTGCCAAAGCGCATACCTATGAGATAAAGTTATCCCCCTAGGAGGGGAGAACTAGTGGATTATATTACTGATCCAATTTTATCTTTGAGGGCACGAGCTCTTTATGGCCTATATCTACACTTAGGCCGAGTCATGTCAGCTAATGAACTCTTTGAGTCTAACTTAGTATCTGAAGGCATGCATTCTATCAAGGGCGCCATGATGGAGCTCAAGAAAGCTGGATACATCACAATCGAACGCTATCAGATTGGTGATGGTCGTTGGCGTACCAATTTGTATTTTACTGACGAAACCTTAAACGCGTACGTTCCAAACTTTGCCACCGATGGCGGAAATTCAACTGTCGGCACCGATGGTCGAAAATCAGCCATTCTATCCATAGATAGCTATAAAGCTAATAGCTTAAGTACTACTATTAATACAGATACTAACGTATCTGTATTAATAACGGGCGTGCCGCCCGAGGAGGGAAAAGAAATGGGTTGGCCAGGAATCGATGAAGAAGAGCCTAAGAAGCGTAAGCTACACCTCGATACGGATGATGACTCAGGCGCTGTAGGCAGGGTTATAGATAAGGCTGCTATGCGGCGAGAGAAGTATAAGAAGACTTCATTCGAGGCAGTCCCAGCTTCCATGCGCAGAGACACACGTGATGAAGACGATTGGACTACCGGCGATCTTGTCGCAGAATTCTATGACTTATCTCGTGCTGCAGCGCCTGGCGTACCTAGCCAGATAAACGGCAAGAGCCTTGCCTCGTGGATTAACAAGATGGTAAGTGAAGGCTCATCACGTCCCGCTATTCTAAAAGCCATCAGAATGTTCTTTGGTGATCCGCGATTGATTAGAGATCCTGGAATCGGTCAGCCACTGTGGCGAAGATTCTTGGCCTTCTATCCAACGGTACACGGATTAGTTCAGGTAGAAAAGAAATCAATATATGTAGACGACGACTTCTTGGCTCACCAAGAAAAGATGCTCAAGTTATTGGAGGGGTAATGTACGACGTATCAGAATTGCACGGACACATTAGGTCACAGATCCTTGGTGCTAATCTTCCTATGAAGTCTATCGGCATGGAGTTCTCAGATCTAGATCCAAGTCCAACAGTAGATGCTGTTAAGAAGTGGGTTGACAATGTTCGGTCAGAAAAGGTTATTCAAGCAATCGGTCAGCCACTATGTGGTATGGGACTTATGCTCGTTGGCGAACCTGGTCATGGCAAGACAACACTTGCGTCGGTAGCTGTCCAAGAATTAGTTCGGACAATGCCACGACTCGCTTGGGGAAACCCTGTCGGTACAGTTCGCCGTCCGGTGTACTTCTCAGACTACCCAAAGCTACTTCGTTTGAAGCAAGCTCAGTGGTCAGAGCCTGATGATGACGCACAGATCCTCTTAGACGGTATCAACGGTGATGCAGATCGTGAGCACAACGTAAAGGTATTTGTTCTAGATGATTTGGGCAAAGAATATCGCACTGCTAGCGGTTGGGCAGAAAATACGTTCGACTCTCTGCTCCGTAGCCGTTTTAACGCGGGTCTACCCACTATAGTTACTACTAACGTTCCATTGAAGAAATGGGGCGAAGTTTATGGAGAACCAATGGGAAGCTTTGCGTATGAAGCTTTCGTGTCACTTGCGCTACAATCACCTGTGGGGGATAGGAGAAAGAGAAATTAAGACTTCAATGGATACATGGCAGATTACGCAGTTGTTCCTATCGGACACTGGGGTGCACGAAGTTTCTATCAACCTTTCTTCTCACAAGTTACGTTGTGACTGTCCAGGTTATACAACTCGTAGCGCTTGCAAGCATGTCAACTTTGTGCGAGAGAAGATGGATGAGAACGGCGGAATCTATCCTACAGAGGTTTCCAATCGTGTATCACGAATCGAAACTATTATCGCCAGCAAAAGTCCAGAGAGTTTCAGAACACTTCTGATTAACTTTGGTAAAATCGAAGTAGTTTAAATATGCGGGGGGGCGATATTTCTAACGAAGTTCCCCTCCGGGTATTGGTCGCCATTGACTGCATTATAGAAAGACGACCAACGTTGAAGAAGGTCTTTGGCATCAACCTCACCGGCGTGGGCTCGGCTGTTCCGCTGAGCTTCACCGGTGGTGGTTCCCTGACCTTGCTTACCGATGGCGACGGTTCGGGCACTCTCAATACGGTCACGCTTGGTGCCATCACCTATGATGCAGCCTCTCCCACCATCACGATTGGCCGTTCGGGACAGACTCTTCTTTTC